GAAACCTCTTTTTCAATTGCGTTTTCTAATTCAATGTAATTATCTAAATTGGATTCGTGTTCGCGTATGTTATGCAAATTTGATAAATCAATAAATTCGGGGCGATTGCCTTTTTGCATCAACAAAAACGTATTTCTCAAAACAAAATAAATATAAGGCTTGTTTACTTTGCCGTCAATTATGCATAAATTTTCGCTGGAATATTTCATTAACCTAATATAAACCTCTTGTACTATGTCCTCAGCAAATAAGTTGCCACCAAACATTTTGGTGATTCTAACCCATTCTTTATGCTCTTTTGCGATTTGAGTAATCCAATTCATTTGTTTAGATTGCCATCAAATATAATGTTTATATTTTAATTACACTTATTTGAATCCTTTTTGTTGTCGGTAAACGTATTCGTCCAAGGTTCTTAGGGTTTTAATGCTTACCAATGCTCCCGACAAAAAGCGGTCAATTGTATATTGGTGCATTTTTAACCCTTTGGATTTAATTTCCTTTACAACTTGGTTTCGTGTTTTGGTAAGGAGTATATTTTTCAACTCCTTACGTAATGAATTGTCATCTATAAACATAATTAAAAGGGTAAATCGTCGTTTTCAATTATTTGCGTGTTTACTTGTTTTGGGGTTTCGTTGGTTCGGGGTTCGCTAAATGAACACGAAAAGTATTTCATTCCTTTACTGGATTCCTTTAACCATAACGCTATTTCCATTTCTTTTCCGTTTACATTTACTTTTCCTCGGTAATCGGGTTGATTACCTTGTTTTTTGTCGTTCTTAAAAATTGCTCCCGTGTTTACTTTTGTTTCCATTTTTTATTTATTTAAGTTTATTTCGTTTTCGTTTAGGCTATTGTTTAGAAAATCTTGTAGCCTTTCTACTATCTTCCATTCGTCTTCGTTTAGTTCTTCGTACTTGTATAACTTACGCATTTCTTGTTGAAGTTCCCAAAGAACTACAAACATATCTTTGCCTTTTGTTGCGCAGTAAAATTCGTGTTCGTCTTCGGGTAGGTCAAAGCTTAGTTTTGCTTTCATAGTTCTTGTTGTTTAAAGGTTTCGTTAAAGTATTGTTCTCCATCTTCATAGTCCCCAGTCCATTCACAATCATTATAAGCATTTACAATCCGCTCCTTCTCCATCTGTTTGGCTTGGTTAAATAGTTCTTCAAATAATACATCTTGCTCATATATTAATTCTACCCTTATTCTTTTTTCCAACCACTCTACTGCTGTTTGTTGTTTTTCTGCTTTCATTGTTCTTGTTGTTTAAGGTTTTACATTCCGCATAACAGTTGCTAAAAGACATTAAAACGTCTTTTAGCTTTGTGTTAGGTGCAATGCTAAATGACACCATCACGATAAAATTTCTTATTCAAATTATGACAAGCAATCATTACATCTTCATAAGCACCTTTATACCGTGTTTTATTTTCATTATGCGTATCTATAACTTCCCATTTGTTGTTTACACAAATCTTTTGAAATCTTCTTTCGGTGCTTAGACTTGGCATTTTAACTTGTTCTTTAATAATTTCAATCATCTTTAAAAATTTGTGAGAAGCACTGCACCTAACAGCAAGTAAGCAATAGTGCAGAAACATTCTCGGTTAATAATTTATTTATCGTAAGCACCATCGCTTACTTGCAAAACGTTATCTTCCAACCACTCTACTGCTGTTTGTTGTTTTTCTGTTTTCATTGTTCTTGTTTTTTATCAATGTGTATTAAAAAACTTATCTTCCTTTTTAATGTAGGATACTTACTCAATAACCACAAAGTTAAATCATCTTGTTCTGAGTTATCTATATGGAACTCAGCATATGTATGCAACTTGTGTCCCTGTAGTACTTCATTCTGCTGTAAATGTTCTGGAATTTCAGACAGCATAATTACTGATTTAGTTATTTTTTTCATAGGTTTCTTTGTAGTATTGTTCGGATGTTTCTCTTGGAAATATATCTTCGTCTTTTATTATATCAGCACAACCTTGACAATAGCTTTCAATTATCTGCTCTTTCTCCATTTCTTTGGCTTGTTCAATTAATTCATCATTAAATTCTTTACCATTTCTTAATTCATTTACTAACCATTCTACTGCTGTTTGTTGTTTTTCTGTTTTCATTGTTCTTGTTGTTTAAAGGTTTCGTTGTAGTATTGCTGTGGTTGATAAACTCTGTCTGCATCTCCTGCATCATATGCTTTCAATATCTGCTCTTTCTCCATTTGTAACATTTGAAAATCAATATCATTTTGGATGTTTATTAAGCATTGTTTATACCCTGCTTGATATTCACTTAACTCGCTATTTAATTCTTCTATTGCGTGTTGAATTTTATCTTTTAATTCTTGCATTGCTGTTTTCATTCTATTCTGATTTAAAGTTTTCTTCCCAATATCCTTCAAAGGTTTGCCAATTTTCCTCGGCAATACCTTTGCCTTCAAATCTACCTGCTTGATGTGCTACATCCCAAGTTTCATTGTGTTGATTTATTTCCATCTCTTTGGCTTTCTCAAATATCTCATTCCATTCTTTTAACCCCATTAGGGAGTTGTGGCCTACCTGGGCCTCAAACCACTCTACTGCTGTCTGTTTCATATTATTGATTTATTATTTCGTGCAGTAAATCGCACTATATTTTACATCCATTGGTTTTTCTTATTTACTTTAATCAAATAGTGCATCTTAAAGCACTTCATTTGTTCTGCTAATTATTGTTTCATAGTTCTTTTTTTAGTTTTTCAATATACAAGGTAGCGTCCATAAGTTCTTCTTGTAAATGATTAAGCCACCCTATTAAATCCACGTCTTTTCGGTCTAAGTTAGTTCCGTATTTTCGTATCCCTCTTTTACTGCGTTCGTTGTATTTAGTCATAACGGAAATTAAAATAGTGTCTTCGTGTTTAATTGGTTCTTGGTCGTGTGTTATGTTCATAGTTCGTATATATATTGTAATAATCCTCTAAATGTCCATTCATCTAATACATTATTTTCGTATGTTGAATATATTATTTCATCCCATATAGGTAAATCTTGATTATTATTTATCTTCGACTTCAAATAATTATATAAAATATTTCTTGCTATTTCTTTATTCATAAGGTTTGCATTAATAAGTTATAGTATTCTCGGCATAGTTCTACACGCTCCTTTATCTTTTCAATTACTGATTCATCCCTTCGAATAAACCAATACTTTACGCGCTTATGTTCGGGGATATGGTCAAAAATGTGTTTACTTTCTACCTCTTTACGTAGTTCCGTGTTTTCCTCGATTAAATTGAATTTCCAATGCGCACGCCTTATTTCGTCTTCTACCATTTGAAATGGGGTATTGATTAGGCAATAAGCTAAAATGCTTTCTTGTTTTCCCGTTAGCCACATATACCCTTGGAGTTGAAAAAAATAATCCTTATTAGGTACTTCCGTATCAAAAAACGGAAACGTTGTAGCGTCCCAAGAGCATTTAACATCTAATAAAACTTCGTCCGTGTTTACGTCGGGCGTTCCCTTAACCCATTCGTTTTCGAAAAACTCGTAATTCTTGTAAATGAACTTGTAATTTAGAACCTCGTTTACTAAAGCTATTCCGATTTCCTCTACCTCGTTACCTTTATCCGTGTAACGTGAACTAAACTCTTTTTTGATTCCGTATTTTTCTTCTAACACTAAATCGTGAACGTAGGTTTTAGCCGTTTCGGATAGCACCTCCCCCGCTTTACGGGGGGTTGCCATTATTTTACCAATTTGTGAGCATCTTACTTTCATAACAACTTAATTAAATTAGAAGTTCAAATAGCTTCAATCATTTTTAATTGCGCTTCCGTAAGGCTAAAATTAACTAACAATTCCTCCTTAGTGTATTTACCCGCGGAAATGGTTTCGATTGCCTTGCCTAACCTCTTGTTATCAATGGTTGGTTTCTTTGGTTCGGGTTTAACTTGTTCACCGCTTGCGTCCGTATCTTTGTCCGTAACTAACCCACAAATAGAAGATAAGCAGTAACGACGAAAATAAGTACAACCGCTCCCGAAGGATTGGTAAGAGTTCATACCTTTAAGTTCTACTTGCGGAATTAATGTAGTGCTTTCGATTGATTCCCCGCTTTCAACGTGAAAAAGAACGGTAACTAAATAGTTTTCCCCATCTTTAGAATTAAGCAACTGCGTAAAGCCTAATCCGTGTTTTTTTAGTAACGGGTTAATTTTTTCAAAGATAGCGGGTAAATCTGCGTAAGAATATCCAAAGCCTTGTGTTCCCTTGTGAATTACGGGTACTTCTTGTTGGAATGCTGCCAACGATTTAAATAAATGTTTCATAGCGTATAAAAATTAACGTGCGTTACCAAGTCGCACCCCTTGTTTTGTTATTTTATTATAAATTGGTTTGCGAGTTTCAAAGAATAATTTATTTCTCCTAATTGTTTTCCACTTACGAAGTTTATTACAACATCTCGTTTATTGGTAAATCTTACAACTACTCCAGCCAATATATTCGGCTCATCACTCCAATATAACCTACTTCCAATTACCAATTTTGTTTCTTGTGCTTTCATAGCGTTTTCGTTTTTAATTATACACAAATGTAATACTAATAATTGAATTGTCAATACTTCGATATAATTAATTTGTTAAAAAATGTTAAATTTTATTTATGAATTCTTGAATAGGCAACAAGATTCCTTTACTCGTATTGGAATCCCCGCCGTTTACGTCTCGTTTTGTTCCTATATATTTTCTGCAAAGTTTTTTTAATTCGTCTTTTTTTATCATTACAAAATGCGATTCACTAAGCCAATAACACCACCATTCCGCTTCGCTTGTGGCTATTCCCGAACGTTTACCCCTACTTTCGTATTCTACGAATATATTTCCCGTTTCCAAGCATTTAAAATCGCGTTTAACTTCTATTTTTTGTTGGAGTAATTCGCTTAATTGGTTTTCGTATGTTTGACCTACCATTAAATCAAACTTAAAATCGTTATTGAAATTCATTTATTTTTGATTTATAGCGTTTAATTATTTCGTTTAGTTCTTCCCGTGTCCATTTCTTTGTTTCGTAAGCGCGGGCGTGTAATTCTATAAGCCTATCCGCTCCTATTCTTTTTTGAATTCCTAATTGATAATAAAGTATATTTCCGTGTTTATGTTGGTTACAAGTAACACATTGCCCGTGTACGTTTTCTTCGTCAAACGTTACCGACTTATGCCCTCCCATACTAAAGTAATGCCCCGCATCAAATTTTACGCCTAACGGCTTTTCGCAACTTACGCAAGGTTTATCCTTATCGCGTAATCGAATGTACTTATTAAAGGTTATTTGCGCCAATTTAAGCAGTTCGGGTAGTGTTTGCAGTTCGTCTTTTAACACCTTCTTTTTTTTCTTCCATTGCTTTTCCTTTTCCGATTCTATCCATACCTTTACGCAATCCGATTCCAAACAAAATTTTTGATTAAACCTAACGGGGGTAAACGCGGCTTTGCAATTTTTGCATTTCATAACTCAAAGGTTAAAGTTTTCAGCTTATTTTATAACTCTTCAGTTAACGATTTTATTTCGTTTTTAAGTTCTTTATTTTCGGCTTTTAATTCTAAGCATAACCGTTCTAACCTAAACGCGGATGAATTTGCAAACCTTAGTTCTTTTTCTAAGCCGTCAATTATTCTCCGTATTTCGTTAAGGTCTAACAACGTGGCTTCCATTGATTCGATTAAATCGGTACGGTGTCCGTTTTTCTCTTTTATTTCGTCCAAACTGCTTTGTACTTTTGTTGCGGTGTACGTGGTTAAAACCTTCGCTTTTAATATCGTTAAATCGTCCATCTTAAAAAGGTAAATTTGATTTCTTTGGGTTTCGCATATCTCTTAATGGATTAACTCCGTAAAGTTCAAAGCCTAAACCACTATTCCAATCGCATAAAAGTTGTTCGCCAATTCCCGTTATTTTTCCTCCCGTTTCCGTATCCTTTACTTTTTCAATCGAAATCATTGTTTTATACTTCATTTGTTCGTGTTTTATTAGTCGGTGAATTACTAACATATCGTCGCATCTATTTAGAAAAGCCTTACCCCCTTCGATATGGTCTTTTAATGGGGGTTTAAGATGTCCTTTCCATTCGCCTTCGGTGTATAGGTTTCCGCTTCGCCCGCTTTCCGTGTTTGGGTGCGTGTTAATGTAAAGCGTTATGCCCGTTTTATTGACAAATTCCCGTGCCTTATTCATAAAGGTGTAATTGCCTTCGTAGGTCATTTCGCGGTCTAATCCCGTAAACGGGTCGATTAACGCTACATCGCATTCGGATTCCTTAAATACTTCCAAAAGTTCCAACGGCTTGTAAAGTTTAGAATTATCGACGAAGATAAAAAATTGTTCAATGTAGGTAAGGTAGCTTTGTATTTGGTTATTAGTTAAGTTCTTGAATGGTTCGCCTGCGTAAAGTTGGATTAAATCCCTTAGAACTTGTCCCTTTTGATTTTCCCCCGACCATAGGCAAAATTTAAGTCCGTGTTTTAATGC